AGCCACCACCGCCTCGAGCCTCGTAGACCGTAGGTACCTTGATCTGCCCCAGGTTGAACTGGCCCTGCATCTGATCGGCCAAACCCTTCAGGGCCTGATCCACCTGGTTGAGCTCATCCACCTGTTGGCGCGTCTTGTTCTTGACGCTGGTCAGGTAGAGGTGCTGGGCATTCAGGTAAGACAGGTAGGCACTCAGGGAGGTCCGCTGCAGTTGGTAGTTGGTCTGCTCATCGGAGAACTGCTGGTCGAAGGCTGTCTTCTGGGCAGCACTGGTGGCATTGCGAAGAGCCACCATGTCATTGTTGATGACGTTCTGCCCGACCCCACGGTTCTGGTCCATGCTCAAGGTGCGAGCCGCCTCACGGACCTTCTCCTGGGCCATGAGCAACGGGTTGGTCATGTCGATGTTCAGCAGATCGATGTTGTTGGCATCGGCCAACTGCGCCTGTGCCAAGGCGTACTGCGCATCGTGCACGCCCTTCAGGGCGGTGTAATAGGCAGTACTACCAACGGCATTGGCAAGCTGGTTCTGAGCGACCTGCAGGGCCACCGTCGCAGCACTGATGGGGTCACCGGGAATCACGCTGGCCTGGACCTGGGCGTTAGCGCCAGCCTCTTGGGCCTGAGCCAGAGCGTACTGAGCGTCGTGCAGACCCTTCAAATTCTGCCAGTACACCGCGCCAACGGACGTTGACTCGGTCATCTTGAATTCGGCAACCGCAAGGGCGGCAGAAGCCTGACTGATCGGATCGCCAGAGATGGCTTGCGCTGCCAGCATGGCCTCTTGGGTCGCATAGGCATCGGCGGCAGCCTTGCCGGGCTGGAACGCCGAGCCGGTAGGAGCAGAGATCGAAGCCGCGCCAGTCTCGGTGTTGAGAATCTGGAGCTGGATGGCCAGCGATGCCTGATCTGCTGCAAGCTTCTTTTCCGCGGCGATGACCTTGGGGTCCTTGGAGGCATCAACCGCCGCATTCGGCGCCGCCGCACCGAAGTCCGCCGCCGCACCCGCGGGCCCGGCAGTTGCCGTTGAAGGCTTTGACACCATCCCGCCGAGAATGGCCTGCTCGTTAGCCAAGTCAATATTCGACTGATCAATGGCAGACAGCTGCTTGAAGAGAATGGCCTTCTGGGTCTCAATGTTGGTCTGAACCGTCAAGAGCCATTCGGCATTAGTGTCAGGACCGCTCGGGTTAACTTGGAAGGACCGTAGTGTCGCATCACGCGCCCGATTAGCAGCCTCCTCCACATTAAAGGCATCTACCTGACTCTGAATACTCTTCTTCTTCTTGTCGATGATCGCTTGCTGGGCCGGGTCGAAGGAGGCTGGCGCCTGCATTCCCGGCCTCGACGGGTCGCCGGCCTTGATGATCGCCGCATTAGCCGCAGCGGTAGCCACGATGACGGCTGCCTTGTCTGCAGCAATGTCCGTCTTCACTGAATTGTCGATGACCGTAAGCCTGGCTTGGCTCTCGGCAATGGTTCGATCCATGAACGCCTTGTCGCCCAGAGCGAACAACGCGACCACCGTGTTGGTGTCGCCACCTTGGGCAGCCTCGGTGATAGACGACGTGAGTAGCGCCTTGATCTGCGTGAGGTTCTGACCTTGGTTACTGCTCAACGCCTTGATCGAATCGATCTTGTCGGTGGTCAGTTTCAGCAGCGCGGGGTAGTACGCCCCGCTGATCGAATCAGAGATGGCCTGAGCAGCCTCAAGATCAGCCGCCCTCTGCGCCGGGTCGCCCACCTTGGCGGCCATGGCCGTCAGCTCAGCAGCCACCGGCAACAATGACTTGAGATCAGACAGCATTGTCAGAGGACTGAGTGCCTTCTTGGCCAAGGTGATCTCTCGAGCAACCTCGACGGCGACGCCCTTGTCACCCGATGCCGGGGTGAGCATGGCGCCGATATTAACGTCGCCCCCAATGGTGCCAGCCGGGGTATTGGCAATCAGATCCCGAAGCTTCTGTGAAGAGGCCGGGACGCTCATCTGCTGAGCGGCCATCGTGGTAACGCCCGTGTTGATGTTCGCGTAGCCGGGCCCGAACAGCGCGCTACTCGGGGTAGCGGCGTTCATCTTATTCTGGGCAGCAGTGGCCGCCGTGATCCAGTCCGTCAGCTTCTTGTGCTCGTCGATCATGGACTGGATGGCCGCCACCTGCGCCTTGGCGGTGGATTGCCAGTCTTGTCCACTGACAACGTCCTTGATGATGCCGACACCACTCAAGAAGGTGCCCCAGAATCCCGTGTTGGCATTCAGAACCTTCGAGGCGCCAGCCATATCCAAGTTCGCTGCAGATTGAGCCAAGGGGATATTGCCGGTCTTCATGGCGTTGGTACCAGCCGTATTGGCGGAGGTACCTTCCGCCCGTCCCGCACCCTGCGTGTCAAGAGTTGTCTTGACCGCCGAAGCGGCCATGACCGCAAGAATGATGGCCACCAAGGGTGCGATTGCCAAGGCGGCAGCACCCGCCGTCGCGGCGAGCCCGGTCATCGCGACACCTAGCCCACCGGCAGCCGTCTCGGCCTCGGTCATCGTTGTCGCTACGGCGGCTTCCTGCTGGCCAGCAATGAGCCCCTTCGTTGCCTCACCCTGCAGCACCGTGGTGGCAGTCACTTCTCTGCTGGCTAGCGCCAGCTTTTCCTTAGCGCTCGTCTCGGCAAGGGCATCCGCAACCGAGGCGTCCTTTTGTGCCTTCGTGCCATCTGTGGCGAGAATTAGAGACGCCGCCGCTTTGTCATTAGCCTCTGCGAACGCCAGTTGAGCCGCCGCTTCTGTCCTAAGCGCCGCAGTGGCGTCTACGGAAGTCTTGGCAACGAGCGTTTCCGCCTCGCTGAGGGGGGCCGCCTTCACGGGAGTGGCAAGGCCACCCAGCCAACCTCCAGCACTGAACTGTCCCCTCGTGCCGCCGAGCGCCCCGGTCACCTTACCGGCTGCAGCCTCGAGCCCCGCCTTATCCAGCGAACCACCCAGCAACTTCACCGCGAGAGCCAGCGTGCCAAGGAAAAGGGCCCCATTGTCGACGACAGGACCAAGGGCATTGAACCCCTTGATCAAGTCATCCAGTCCCCGGATGAGGGGATCCACGCTCTTGAGTATTAGGCCGAGAATGGTACCCAGACCGGCCTGTCCGAGATCAGTGGCAAAGGCGAGCAGGTCTGTCCTGATGGACTCCATCTGGCCGCCGACGGTGGCCAACTTCAACTGAGCCTGCTGCTCCGCGGCCTGCGGGTTGGCCTTGGCCTTGTTGCCCTCCGCGATGATGTCTTGGAAGTTAACGATCGTTGCCAGAGCCGCCGCACCAGCACGACCACCACCGAGCTTGGTAATGATGGTGTCCTGCTGGGTTGGGGTCAGGTCCTGGAACTTCAGGGACAGTTGACCAAGTTCCTTACTCGTGCTCTGGTTCGGGTTGATGCCGTACTCACCGAACAAGGACTGGAAGGTGTTAGAACCGGTACGGCCCAGCAAGCGCTTCAGGTCGCCAGCTGCCATCTCGCCAGTGGTGCCGGTCGCCTGGGAGACCTGCCCGACCAAGGCCAGACCTTGCTCCGGGGAGAAGCCCGCCTGCTTGAGCAGGTCGGCAATCTGGGCGGTGCCCTGAGTGATGGCACTACCACCGCCTTGGCCATAGTGCTGGGCGATGACAGTGGCTGCGCTGTAAAGATCCTGGGCTCCCGAAGCACCCAAGCCATAGTTCTGGGCGATGGCACCAAGTTCGTCCATGGCCTTGGTGATCATGGCCTCTTCTTGGCCCTGCTGGAAGCTCTTGCCCTCCAGCAAGTTAATGGTCGATCCGAGCTGGGCACCGATGTTGCCGGCGGCACCGGAGGTGTCTTGGAAGAAGCGGGTGTACTGGGTTGCCGCCGTGACTGCCACCGCTGGCGGGGTGGCCAAGCTCTGGCCAACAGTGGCATAGGTCTGAGCAGTCGCAGCCGCCTCCGTGTTATTCACACCTAGAGCGATAGACAGCTGGTTGACCGCCAAGGAGTAGTCCTCGGTGGCCTTCATGAGCGTGCCAATGCCCTGTTGCACAACAGAGAAGGCTTGGTACAGCAGCATGTACTTGGCGACCATCAGACCTTGGGCGAGCGGATCGCTAGTGCCATACCCGTGACGCCCGTGGGCGGTACCACTGCTGCCACTGCCGCCGCCGCCGCTAGCCTCCTCGTCGGTCAGATTGACGAGTCGCTCCTCGCCAGCAAGCAAGCGCTCAACGGCGACAATGCGCCGCTGCTCAAGAGTGGCAATATCCGCCTTAAGTTTTGCAGTCCGTTCGTCCGTAGCCCCCTGAGTGGTTTCTGCGTCAAGGACCTTATACCCCGCCGCCAAGTTCAGCTGAGATTGTTCGTTTTGTATCTGAAGGACCTGGACCTTTAGTGCCTGCGCCTTCGCCGCAGCACTAATATTGGGATCAACAAGAGCCGCCTGCACTTCTTGCGGAGTCCCAGTCATCGCCTGACGATGAGCACTCTCCGCCTGCATCCGAGTGAGTTGCTCTTGGGTAGCCGCCTGAGTCCGAACTCCCTCGCTGAGCTTCCACTCTGCCTGCGACGTAGCCTTCAAAGCCGCTATTTGATCCTGCTCCGCCGTCAACTGCTCAGCCAAAAAAGTCTCAGAGGCAGGATTTGTCGAGTACAGTCCTGCCGCTGGCACAGGTGGCCATGCCCCAGTCGGCCCCGATGGTGGCGCCGCTGGCCCCATGGCGATCGCCCGTTGGTGCGGTATCAGCCCCGCAACTTGCGCCTCCAAAGCGGCGGTGTATTGCGACTGGGCTGCGATCTGGCGATCAGCAGCCACGCCAAGACGACGTTGAACATCCGCCGGCGACTCCCCAACGGGCGTTGCCGTATAGAACGGACTCGCAGCGACAGCCCTCTGCGCAGCCGCCTGCTGCGCCGCCACCTGCTCTTCAGAAGTAATGGCAGCAGGCGCACGTGAACCGACAATCGCAGGGAACTCTTGCGCATAGGCCCCAGCCCGCTCGGCGGGCGGGATCGCCCATACCGGACGAGAAGCAAGAGCTTGGTACTCCAGCACCTTGGCAATGAGCGCGTCGTACCCAACGATCGTCGCCTCGACAAAGGCGAGCTGCATGGACGTTCCACTGCCACCCGCCAACTGCAACTGGGCGATCGATAACTGCTCTATCCGGCGTTGGAGATATTCAGCGGCAGCAGCGGCAGACCCCAGAGCGGCAGTGAGCCCTTCAACCCCCGCAGACATATTGACGCCAGTCATGGCGTTAATACGGTTCATCTGGGTCTGCAGTTGGTCTATGGCTGTGACGAGGCCAGGCCCAGCGTTGTCTACGAGATTGAGCTCAACGATCCCTTGGAAGACCGTTTCCCCGCCAGCCATGTCAGCCTCCCAGTAGGTCTGCGGTGAGCGCGTTCTGCGTCATGGGCGCATCCTGGATGGGCTCCATGTGGGGGTTATCACGACGCAACTTGACGTCGGCGAACCACTTCTCCAGAGCGTCGTCATTGCCCCAGATCAACTGCGGAGGCTGCTCATCCTCGAGAAGCTCGAAGTACCCCAGCACTGTCAACGCCTCCGATACCGCTAGGACGAGGTCGTAACCGGCTCGGCGGGCGTTGCCACCGGGCCAGATTCCGCCGAGTCCGCCTGCTTGCTTGAAGGTCCTGACGACGCGGAGGAATTCGCCGGACCTTCCGAGAAACGCGCGGTGTCCGGAGACATCACCATCTCGGCATAGGCCCTTCTGAACTGGTCAAGCAGGGTCTGTGGCAGCGACTTGACCTCGTTGCGATCAGCCAGCCAATGCTGACTGTGATCACATGCCGTGTGGTCCCACGTCTTGTCCTCGCGCCGAACTCCCTCGCAGCGACGAAGCGCAAAAAAGACCTGAGTCAACTGCTGCTCGGCACTGAAGGCTGCCAGCCCCCGCTCCTCGACATAAGAGAGGCGGTAACGCTCTCGCAGAGCCTTGTCGGGCAACGACTTCAGTTCTTCGCGAGCCGCGTTACGCATTGCCTTGGTGCGCTTGTCCATCTCGGCGGTGTACTCCGACAGGACCTTCTCCACCGCCAAGACTTCGGGGTCGTCTGGCGGCTTGCCGGCGATCTGGTCGCTGGAGAACTGGATGATCTCCAAGCGTTCTTTCCATACTTCCTCCGAGCGCAGTTCGCCGACCGTGTCGGAGATGTACTTGTTCGCGTTGTTGGCCAGCAGAGACTCAATCACTGCATGAGCAGGAATGCCCTGAATGCCCGCACGGAACAAGTCGTACTCCGGGGTGCCGATCTCGTTGATGGCCAACATCATGCGGGCCCGAGCGATCCGGCCCTCTTGGTTGGCCTCCTCCTGCTCGAAGGGTGTCAGTTTGTTGATCCAGATCGTCATCTCGTCGCCAACGGTCGTTCGCAAAGGAAGGGTCACCCCCTCCTCAAACAGGTCGGTCAGCCGATGCAGTTTCGCCATCTCTTCTCCTTCTCCAGTTCCCACCCGTATCGACAACCGATATGGGTACCGCCGAGCCCATCCTCAAACTGGGTCGAGCCCATCCTCAAACTGGGCCCGGCGGTCATCCTGTTCCCGTTTTTACAACGCGCGTTACAAACCGACTTCAGCTGTCCTGAACCGTGAGCAACCCCATGTCCGAAGTGAACGCGGCGGTGAAATCGAGCTTGGTCTGGACCTTGCCGGAGTAGCCCGGCAGGGAGAAGCGGGCATCCGGGCACCAGAGACGCTTCAGAACCCGGCCATCAAGCGGGTTCTTCAATGCGACCTGGACATCCAGCAATGGCGCATCAGTGGGATTGGCCGACTTCAGCGGATCCGACTCACCCGACATATCCCGCATCAACGTCAGCATCTCCGAGACCAACTGAGGCTTGAAGTCAATCGAACCCGAGACCACCGGCACGTCGAAGTCGATGGCAACGTAGTGGTAATTACCCAGCTCCTCGTCGTTCTGCAGGGTGACCTTCCAGTCCATAGAGGCGGTCTGGACGCCGTGACGCTTGGTGCCTCGAGCCGCGGCTGCCGTGGCCGCGCCTGGGACGTACGGGCCGATATAGATGTCGATGTCCCGGCCCCGAATAGCCGCAGGCTTGACAGTTGGCACGTACTGGGCGAACGGCGCACCCTTGAGGTGACTGTTCACCAACGGAGAGACGGTCGCCGCCGACCAACCCTGCCTGATGATCGAGGTGGAGGTGCCAGAGGTGGTGGTGGCAATGGCCGTCCCACCAGGAGTGGCTGCCAAGGTCAGGTCAGGGGTGCTTGACGTCTCGACATAGTAGGTCGTGCCCGCAACCAATGGTGCGCCACCGGTCATGGTGCCCAGTTTGACCGGATCTCCGACAGCCAGCGTATGAGGTGCCGAGACCGTCAGAATGCCCGTGGTGATCGCCACGGCGACCGTACCCAAGGTCACCGGAGCAGTGACAACCCCGGCGACAATCGTCTCGGTGACGGCACTGCCAGAGACGTCATCCAGAATGACCACATCGCCAGCAACGACCGGTGTTGACAGATCCAGAACGCTCGTTGTCGAAGTTGCCGCCGACAGCAGCGTGCCCGAGACGCCCGAGACCAGTGCGTGGACGCTCTGCGGGAACTCCTCGATGGTCGAGGAGGCGTAGGTCACATAGATCGTGTCGGTGGTCGGCACTGCAGCCGCAATCGTGACAGTGGTAACTGCCGCACCATCGGTGATCGCCCCGTAGGCCTCGGTGTAGTCGATATCGAAGAGCAGTCGCTGAGCACCCGCGGTGATCGCCAAGGTGCGACGAGTGACACCAGCCTCAGTGACCGCATACGCCGGATAGGTCGTGACGATGGTCTGACCAGCCGAAGCCGTCCCGGTCGCCTTCTGGATGTACGTCGAACCGGGGTTGTAGTACAGACTGTCACCCTTGAGGGTGGCCGTCTGAGAGGCATTCGTGGTCCCGACGCCGTACTTGTACGACACGGACTCCAGGGTCAGGCAAGGGACAGCTGCCGACCCTACCGTCTTGAACTCATCGGTCATGCCCTGACCAGGCTTGAACGCACTCTTGACGTTGAGCACATGCGCCTTGGACAAATCGAAGGTGTGGTTGGTCTCGACAGACTTGTCCAGAAGCAGAGCTTCCATGGCGCAGGAGACGTCGAGACTCTCCATGGTGAACGACAGGTCCGGAATGTCCGAGACCTGACCCACCGACTTGTAGTTGCCCAGCTCGTAGACCTGGGTTCGCTTGACATTGACAGTACCGGGGCCAGCGGTCTGCAAGCGATCGAGCAGAACCGCGTCATTTCCGACGTGCAGCAGATTGCCACCCTTGATGCTCAGTGGAACCACTTCCTCTCAGATGTGCTTCCAGCGATGCCGGAGAGCAACTCAACACGAGGCGCCGGAGCGCCAGCATTACGTCCTACGTCATCGGCTTGCATTGTCGGGATCTCACGACAGTCACCTCGGGTAACGGTTACGTGGATCCCGCGCCGCCGCCACGAGGTCATTGGTCCGGGGCCGCAGGTACTTGTCAGCCTCCATGAGCGCGACAACCTCCTCCTGAACTGTGGTCGCAACCTTGATATTGATCTCGCGAATGGAATTTTTCATCCACTGACCCTTGAGATTGCGGTACTTGACGGTGGAGGTTGTGGTGATCATCGACAAGCCGGGAGCAAGACGTGCCGCCGCCTTTACCTCCTCCACCAGGTCGACCGCCCCGATCACTGCACCCACCGCTTGGCTCAGGAATTGGAGCTCCAGTGCTCCTGGATTGATGTTGTTGACAGCGTGCTCGTAGTGACGGTGTGCAATATGGCTAGGGTTATGCTTACTGCCGATCCTGCCCTGGACGAACGGGATCTTTTCCAGAGGAGCCTGGCTCATTAACCAGCGAAACATCTGCTTCCGTCGATGCTGAAGGCTCCCCTTACCATCCTTGGGGGTGAGCAGCGTCATGTTTGGTCCATTACCGCCACCCATGAAATACCACAAAGCGCGACGAGCCGCCTTTAGAGCAATGGCCTTCTCATTGGTTCTGAAGGGAACAAACTTCTGAGCATCAAAGCCACCGAATTCAGCCAGGTTGCCACCGATCAGCGAGTTCGGCCTGAAGTTCGTCCCGGCCCGCGGTCCCCATAAACCAATGAGATACCGTCCCGCGTTCTCCCCACCGCCTTGCTCAATCAGACGCCAGTACCGACTCACCTTAGAGCTGGGACCGTTCAGCCACTCGAAGATGCCAACAGTCCAGCCTTGCTTACCGCCGAACTCGCTATTGCCTGCCATCACGCCTCCCTGCAACCACCACGACGCGATGCATCTGCTCAACCAACTCGAGCATGTGCTGGTTGACCACCTCGCTATCACTGGGCGAGGTCGCCTTCAGGCAGTCCAATGCCGTGTCGTGATAGGCCCCAATCGCCCGGACGACCACCTCACGCAACTCGCGACGAGCATCTGGCGACAGGTGGGGATAGACGTCTCTTTCGACGTAACCCATGATCGAGGCGACAAGTCGCTTATGCGAGCTCGAGAGCAGACTGCTCAGTTCCTGGCCCACAGGTCAATCACGCTTCGTGAATAGGAGCGCGAAAATGTCACTAGTCAAAGAGCCCGCACCACCCGTGAGCGCGACCTCAAGGGCAACTGAACATGCAGGTGTTACCACACCGATCACTGACCGATTATCAATGAGGTAGGTAGCAACCATCGCAGTCACCGGTATTGAACAGAGAATCTCAGCAGCCAGAGGTATAAAACTGCCACTACTGCCGAGCATAAGTACGAGATCTTGCGCCCCGCTGATCCCATTGATTTTGAACCAGCAGGTGATGTCATACACCCCAGCCGGAAGGGTGATGACAACCCCGTCCAATGCCAGTGACGCACCCATGATCGTGTTGGTGACCACCGCTAGCGCCGGATAGGTGTCGCCAGAACTCAAGTCCGTGTCAGCTACCAGATTGAGCAAGAGTTGCTCGACCGCGACAGCATCGAAGATGCCCTGCTCGATATGGTCGAGCGAGGGCGCATCGATGGGCGTGCCACCTTCAGATCCATTCGCCCAAACCTGTTTCGTGTAGCTCATGTCAAACTCCGCTCGGATAGACGGCTGGGCCCGGATAAACAGCCGGACCCGGATAGAGTGCAAATACCGCGCCCTCCAAGGCGTTTTCGGTAGCAGTGAACTCGTGGACACAGGTCAGTTTCACGATCTCCCAGTGCAGTTTGTACATCGACATCTCTGGGCGGGTAACCTCCACGTCCTCGAAATGAAGAAGATGACCCACTGCTGGTACAGCAGGGAAGACCGAGTAATCCATGAGGCGCTGATACCTGCTCGTCCCCGGCAGGCGCCCCGTCAGTACCGCTCGAACATCACCGGCAATCGCCTTACCCACGCCGACATTCTCGCCGTAGATGTCGATGAAAAAGGTGTGATCGGTCGTCCACAGGCCACCCTCACTGGCCCCGAGTTCAGCCTCGACATCATCAGGGGTGGCGCCCTGAGTGAACGCCACGGTATTCGGAGCCAAGGTGGTTAGCTTGGGATCTGGAACGTCCTCGATCATGGTGATGGGCGATGTCGCGCCATAAGGCAGATCAGCTACAGCGCTCGCCATCCAGTCCAGAATGGTCAGTTGAACCGTCACGTAGTCGTACACAGATCGATAGAGCATCCGGTCCTGGTTGCGAAGATATGCCACGCCATCACCCCTGGTCGTCCGAAGCGACATGCACTTTATAGATACCCACGCTGACTAAGCCCTTCGGAGTTTCTGTTGACCTGTACTCGTATTTGACCCCACCAATGACCACATAGGAGAAACCCCTGATGGCCCGGTAATCCAGATCTAAAAGCGTCAGTACAGCCTTACTTGGGGTGGTACTACCCCAAGATTCCAAAATGCCCTCGGCATCTTGGTACTCCACCCCACACGGCACTCGCTTGGTGGTCGGCACCGAACGAACTGGCCGGTAGCTCGAATTGAAAGGAGTGCCATTCTGGTCGAGGTTATGAGCCCCGTCGTCGGTCACGTCCATCGGCATGTAGAACGTCGGCTGATCTCCGGAGTCCACCGGCAGGCCGATCATCATGGCCAACCGCAGTCCGGCCCGTACATCATCGGGATTGAAATCACCGACGGATGGATCCGTAGCCATGATTACCAGCTCAGTTCATAGGGGAAGAATCCGCCCGCGATACCCATCTGAAGCGCGGCAAAGTTGTAACCCCATGGAGGCATCAGGGTCCGGGCGAGATAGGCGTCAGTCATGGTGATCGCCTGGCTGGCGCGAGCAATCCGCAACGCCTGAGCAATGAGCTGATCCCTGCGAGCCTGGAGCATCTTGAGCTCCTGGACAAGAACCGTCACGCCGAAGTCCTTCTCGTACTTCGAGCCAGCAGACTCATACGCCGTCCGAGACGGCGTGGCGCGAATCTTGGAGATCAGGACGCTCTCGGCAGCATAGAAGGCGATCAGAGCGCCGCCGGCAGCTGACAGGTCCGGAGTGACAACGCCCGTTGAAGTATCCAAGGTCTGCGTACCGAAGTAGCCATCCAGCTTCGCCTTGGCGAAAGCATCGCCCAACGTACCCAGTAGGTCGGAGTCCTCGGTACTGGGATAGGTGGCGTCAAACTCGCCAGGAACAGCAAGATCGCGCTTCAAACCCTCGGTCAGTGTCGCCAGGTCGGTCATGATCTTCCTTGTCGGCGCCTAGGCGGAAGAGACGAGGATGACAGCAGGACTGGTACGAATAATGACCTCTGGAGCACTGGTCAATCGCAACTGTGGCGTGGTGCTGCTCCCCGCCGCCAGAACCACCCCACCTACAGAACCAACGTTGGGCCCAGCCACAAGAACTCGTACATGCGTCGGTGCTCCTATCCCATTCCAGACCGAGAAGGACCCGTCATTGGTCTCGACAACCCAGTCCATCTCTACCCATGTCGCAGATGGAGGGAACCGAATCTCCATATGGCCCGTGACGGGCGATGGCAGTCCAGAAACCGGAAAGTGCAGATACTCCCTACCCGCAAGATTGAGCTTGACCCTGACGGCCATCGTGCCTCCCTACAGTGTTGCCATGTCGATGCTCAATGAGTTGTCGGCAGCATTGTCCACGAGCAGAGGGTCGAAGGTCGGCGCATCAAGCACCCAAAGAACAGGAGCGCCTATCACCAACTGGGATTCCAGACTCCCGGTGGGCACCTCCATACTGAACGGCACACCTAGCGTCAATGGGTTGCCGATCGGGATGGCGACCTCCAGGGGGGCAACGGTCGCCACCTCCAGCACCATCAAGGGCGGGACGCCCACCGCCAGCAGCGAGTCCACACTGGCCGCCAGCAACTCCAACAGGGGCAACGGAGCCCCTACGACAACGGTGACGTCCTGACCAAGAGCGCCAATCACCGTGATAATGCCCGAGCCACCCAAAGTGACAATGCTGGACACTGCCGCGATGGCCACCATTGCGAGCCCACCGGAGCCGCTGAGCGCAACAGTGCCGCCCAGTTCCAGTGCACCAGCAGCGCCCAGTGAGCCTGAACCGGTCAAATGTGCCGCGGTCCCGACTTCTGGTATACCCCCGGTCGCAAGCCCACCGGAGCCATTGAAGCTCACCGCACCGCTGGGCCAAGGCGCTCCAATGAAAGACAGAACGCCGGAACCATTCAGGACTGCCGGGCCGCGGTAACCCAAGACGCCAATGGTGACCAACACGCCAACACCATCGAGGTTGACAATCCCCCCGATCCGCAGCACGCCCGCCAAGCCAAGAGTGCCAGAGCCGGTCAGTGGGACGATTGCGAACCTCGTCCCAACGGGACGGAGGTGACCCGCACCCATCAACTCGACAGAACTAGCGATGGCCGGACTCTGGCCCACACCCAGAGCACCAGAGCCACCAAGAGTGCACGCGCCGACATGGCCATAGACCCCGGTCAGCGTCAGAGCACCCTCACCACTCAGGGTGACACCGCCCGACAGTCGCGAGACACCCGCAGTTGCCAGAATGCCCGCGCCGGCCAGAACTGCAGAACCCGAGAATCCTGCAACGCGCGTTGTAGTCAAGGTTCCAACGCCACCGAGCGTGAGCTCGGTATGGATCTTCGGCAGGCCAGTCACAGACAGGGAGCCCGCACCGCTCAGGGTGATCAACTCGTGACAGTGCACGACGCCCGCGACGCTCAGGCTGCCACCGCCAGCAAGAGTGGCTACGCCAACGAAAGCTGGCGTTCCGGTAATAACCAGGGCCCCGGCACCACCGAAGGTCGCCACCTCGGAAAGAACCGGCATTCCTACGGTGGCCAGCTGCCCAGATCCGGCCAGGTCCGCCGCCGTAAGAATGGCGGGCACACCAACCACGGTCAAGACACCCAAGCCCGACAGCCCCGCCGCACCGATCTGACCTACCGCACCCAGAGAGCCTGAACCATCCAGCGTGACCACGACAGTCAGGTCAGGTGCGGCAATCGCACCAAGCGCACCCTTACCCGACAGCGCTACCGTGCTGGAAATCGCCGGGAGGGTAACGACACCAAGAACGCCCTCGCTAGACAGGTCAACCTGACCTGGTAGCGCGGGAACCTCGGTGACAACGAGCGTTCCAGAACCGGCAAGGTCGACCCAGATGGCCCAGTCGGGCTCAACTGCCAGCGTCAGTGTTCCAGGACCCGACAGTGCGGCAGTTGTGACGATCCCAGGCACGCCTACGGCATCAAGGATGCCCGAACCAGCCAAAATGACCGCAGTTGTGACATCCGGCGCACCGACAGCATCCAGAGAACCGCTGCCGCTCAGCGACGACCCAGCCACAAGTGCCGGTACGCCAGACACGGCGAGGATACCGGCACTAGACAGGGAAGCAACACCCTCGAAGCCGATAATCTGCGCGACGCCGGAAACTTCCAGCAGGCCCGATCCGGACAGGTCGACAGTACCGGAAACTGCAACAACAGCGACAAGTTCGAGAACACCAGACCCGCTCAATGACGCGACACTGGGAATCGAAACGATCCCTGTGGTCACCAACAATCCCTGACCGGTCAACGCCAGGGCACTAACAATGGCCGGGACGCCCGTGCCGCCGAGCAATCCCGATCCAGTGAGGTCCGCGGCCCCGAAACCACTCGCAACGCCAGTAGTGATGAGAGTTCCATTGCCAGAGAGCGTGGCGATACCAGAGATCGCAGGGACGCTAGTAGCAGCGAGAGCCCCCGAGCTAGCCAAGCTAACAACGCCCGTTATGGCGGGAGCCTGCACAGCTGCAAGCAGGCCCGCACCGCCCAGTGCAGCGATCCCGGTGATGGCTGGCACGCCCCCGGCCACCAGGGCACCACTACCACTCAATCCTTCAGGGATCGGTATAGCCGGTGCCCCAACACCAATCAGAGTGCCGGACCCAGACAAAGCCACCGGGGTCGAGAAGCCATTGACCACGCCGGTCATAGCGAGAATGCCGGATCCAGTTAATGCCACCACTGCCAAGATCGCTGGAACCCCAGCAGCCGCCAATGAGCCAGAGCCAGTCAGCGCTACCGAGACTGAAACGGCAGGCACGCCTGCAAGCACAAGCGCGCCCGAACCGGACAGTCCTACCGCAACAGGGATGGACGGGGCGCCGACGAGGACCAGCGTTCCAGAACCAGACAAAGCTATCGAGATTGGAATGGCCGGGACACCTATTACCCCGAGAGTTCCCGAGCCAGCCAGAGTCACGGAGCCGATGAATCCAACACCAGTAAGGATGCCAACGCCCGTGAGGGTGGCCGTGCCGGTGAGAGCTGGGACGCACGCCAACGTGAGAGTGCCCGTGCCCGTAAGGGCAGACGAACCGGAAATCCAAGGCGCTCCGATGACACCAAGCGATCCAGTGCCAGAGAGGGTAACCGCGCCAATAAATCCAACCGCCGTCAGAGCACCGGACCCACTCAGTCCAGCCGTACTAGAGAGAGAGGGAGCGCCTACGACGCCCAGCGAGCCTGAGCCACCGAGAGTTGCTACTCCAATGAATCCGACCGCACTGAAGACTCCAGACCCGCTCAGCGCAGCCGTACCAATAATGGACGGCGCAGCGGTCGCACCAAGAGTGCCAGATCCACTCAACGCCTGAGTTGTACTCGACCACGGTGCTCCTGTCAGGACCAGCAAACCGGAGCCGCTGAGCGTAGTAATGCTGGAGGTGGTCAGGGACGACGTGAATGTCAGAGTGCCGGAACCACTCAATACCGCTGTGGACGGAAGTGCAGGCAGACCCGTCTCGCTCAGAGTTCCCGCACCCGAGAGGACAGCGGTACCTGTGATTGAGGGCACGCCCGACGAGCCGAGCGAGCCGGTACCGCTCAGAACAGCGGACCCGATGAACCCTACTGCGATGAACGTCCCCGAGCCGGACAGAGCCACAGTCGAGGTGATCGAGGGCAGCCCGATCAGGCTCAGTGTTCCGCTACCGCTGAGAGCAGCCGTACCTGGTATGGCCGGAACCGGAGTCAGGCCCATCGTGCCGACACCGGACAGAATGACGGTGCCTGTGACAGCCGGGACGCCCGTCGAGCTCAGTGAGCCTCCACCGCTTAGCGCTGCTACCGCCATAATTACAGGGACGACGGTCAGACCGAGCGCACCTGAGCCGGTCAGCGGGACTGGCGTCGAGAAGCCATTGACCACGCCCAAGGCAGCGAGCAGACCACTGCCGCTCAGAGACTCGAGCCCAGGGAGAGCCGGAGCGCCTGTCGAGGTCAGAGATCCGCTGCCCGTCAGCACGACGGAAGTCGAGAACCCGTTGACTACTCCAGTCACAGTCAGCAAACCGCTACCGCTGAGCCCTTCGACGCCAGGCACGGCAAGAGTGGCGACAGCAGTCAGCGTACCAGATCCGGACAGGGCCACGGGGATTGAGAGTCGTGGCAGGCCAGAGAGAGACAGTAATCCACTGCCGGTCAGTGCGGCCATGCCCGGAACAGCAAGAGTGACGCTGGACCCGAGCGTGCCCGTTCCGCTTAGCGCCGCAGTTCCGATCACCGTCAGCACACCAGACAAGCCCAGCGTTCCACCACCACTGAGCGCTGCAGAGCCGATAAACCCTACTCCTGTAAGGGTTCCCGTCCCTGTCAGTGCAACCATGCCCGTGATCGAGGGAGCGCCAAGGACGCCCAGCGTACCTACGCCACTCAGGCTCTCGAGTCCAGGTAACGCCGGGGCACCCACGGCAAGGAGGGTGCCGGAACCGCTCAACGTGGCCGAGCTAAATGGGTGAGGAGAACCGCTCACCGTCAGGAGGCTTGAGCCTGTCAGTACCGCTGCACCGATGAACCCAACGCCAGTCAGAACACCGGTCCCGGCCAGGCTAGCGACACCAGTGATAGCCGGGACGCCAGATGTGACCAGGGTACCTGTGCCGCTCAGAGCCCGCAAAATAGGAAGTGACGGAGTACCGACCGCCGTGAGTGTGCCCGACCCCGTGAGAGTGGTCGTCCCGCCTTTGGGCCAGGGCAGCCCGACAGCGGCAAGAGTGCCAGACCCGGACAAAGTGGAACTACCGGTAATCGCAGGACTACCTGCAGTGCTTAACGCTCCAGACCCCGAGAGCGCGCTTCCACTGACGGTACTGGTGGCATTGAAGTGGGCGAGCACCTGTGCGCTGGTCAACGCGTAGGGATAGAACGCCACCTCGTCAATCGAGCCGTCGAATCCCAGGTTGACGGGGTCCACTTGGCGGCCAATGGAGTAGCCGTAGCCTGATGAACCTACTATCGGAGCAGCCGTAGAGCCGTAGATATAGGGAGCGTTCGACCGCTCAACCCCGTCCACATACAGGTGCATGTGCGTCGCGGGATCAATCGACACCCCGGCAACACCATTCAGAACCCCGACAACATGATGCCATGCGCCATCATTAACCAAGGTGGCACCAGAGCCGAGGTGCGCCCAAATTGAGTCACCATTGACCGTCAGGATCAATGAGCCGTTCGTCGGACTTCCCAGCCAACTGGAGTAACCCACGCCGAGAAGAAGCCCCGTATGGTGTCCACTCAGCCAGTCTCGGTCGCCCACAATCCAGCGACCGTAAGCGGTGGTCTTGATCCAAGCTTCGAGGCTGAACTTAGAATGGTTTAGTACGACACTCGGTGCTAAAACCTTGTCGAGAGTTGCATCGGCAAACGTCATTGAGTAGCTAGACCCGACATGAGCAGGACTCTGATGAGTAAGCGTCGAGCCACTGATCTTTCCACTGCCAGCAGTAACACTGCTATCAGCAGCTCCTGTGTTCCCTAGCGTGATCTCAGCAATAGAGGTGTAGAAGGCATCACCGTTGTTCGCGGTGATAAAGATCCGATAGTAGAGGAACACTACAACATTGGCGAACGCAAAACTCTGAATCTGTCCCGGCGTAGGCCAGGCGATCCCTGTCCGAGAATCCAGAGTGGTCCATGTGCTGCCATTATTGGAGCCCTGAAAGACCCAGTTCATAGGGTTACGGTTCGGAAGATCATCACGACGCGTAATCGAATACGAGGTCAATGCCGTAGCCGAGACCAGTTGCGCTCTCCACCACTGTGGCAGGGCAGAACCGTTAGTCGTCCAGAACGTCAGAGGACTACCATCCACCGCCATACTGGGTATTTCCGAGTACCACCATTCCGAGGCGGTCGTCGCGGCAATAGCAGCCTGCCCGTAGTAATCATCCAGCTCAAAATAACCGAGAGGTGCATCAGCCAGAACAACACTCGCATAGGAAGTTCCGCTACGGATCGCAGGCACGCCTACCGCACTGAGCGTGCCTCCACCTGACAAGGTGGCCGCGCTGGAAATAGCCAGGAACCCAGAGACATGGAAGTTATCGACGTAGCAGAGTTGTCCGGCCGTGGCGGCGGAAGCCGCAAGCTGGACACTCATGTAATGCATGGTGTTCTTGGATGCGACGAAGTCCGGCAGAGTCAACGTCTGCCAGGCGTCATAGATGGTCTGCTGCACATTTGAAGAGAAGCCGAAGCACTCAAGGAAGGACACCTGTGGATTGCCGCTCGGCACATAAACATCGACCTGGAACGAGTACGTCTGACCGATAACCAGGCCATCTACGCCGACCACCGCTCCGCAGTAACCAGAAACAGTGGGCCAGGTAATTAGCAGTGACTTCGTGCCATCGCTGGCCCGCACTGAGCTATTGGCGATAGCACAGGCCGCTGCTGCACCATAGAAGTTATTGCCCCAAGCCCCGGTCGTGCCGCCCTCGAATGAGTTGTTCTCAGCGCCGATGTCCGGGAGAGCGACAAGGGTTCCGCTGCCGCTGAGGGTACAGGTACCGGTGTGGTCCTCGGACGGGATCAGAGCCGCGACAACCAGGCCCTGATAGTTAGCGCCGGCTGTCGGGTTGAATGTCTGAACACCGGTAGCATTGACAATCTTGTACTGGAGCAGGCTAGAGCCAAAAGTGGATGTGTTTTGAGAACCAGCGCTCCATGACCCGGCCAGGGCGTCAGCGTCCGCGGTGAAACCCATACCGCCCTGTAGACCTGCTCCACCGATCACCAGATCGCCAGAGACCAAGGCAGTACCTGACGTGGAACAGGTGCCGTTACCATTGGTACTGCTACGTGTCCCTACTGTGCCTCGCAGAGTGGCTGAGACACCTGAATACTCGTTGAGAATTATCACCGAGCCAAGAGTGAACGCCCCAGGAGTCCCAGACCACGTAACCGTGACGCTGTACCCAACACTCCATGGGACGGTGGTCTTGATCGCCCACAGTTCACCCACGCAGCCAGCACCGGGAGTGCTGGTCGAACAGGTATGTCCTGCAAGTTTCACCCACGACGCTGTCTCACCAGTGGGCTTGCTGATACTGCTGACAGTTGGTGTCGTTGTTGATAGGTTGCTACATGCGTTCCAGCAGACGAGGGTATTCAATGCCGAAACTGCCGAAGTCGCTATGCTAACCGAGACAGTGGCAGTTCCGGATTGGGTCTTGCCGACGTTACGGACAAACGCGACCGTCATGTGCCGCCTCCCTTAGTGCGGGTCGGCGGAAAGACCTAGCTCTGCGTGTAGGTGAACGTCACCGTGAAGGTGCCCTGCGACGCGAACGCCTGGCTGGTGATCGCAGCGGAGTCACGCACGTCAGCGGTGGTCTTGGTGGCACCGACGCAGACACCCGCGTAGGTCACCGTCACGCCTGCACCGACGTTGAAGACGGGTGCGCCAGTGATCGCTGAAGCTGCTGCAGCTCCCCATGCCATCGCCACCCGGTTGTAGACCGGGGACCCGCCAGCGACCTCATTGGTCGCCGCATCCGCAGTACCGGGATCGGCCGTGAAGAGCGCGCCATAGGGAGCAGCAGCACCATAGGCGGTCGCCATCGCGTTGCGCTGGGTCAGGTTGCGAATTGCCATGTGCGTACTCCTTTTAGATCAGATGAGCCGGGATAACTGTTTCGCCGTCCGGCCCACCTGGGCCGTAGTCCGGCTCGTCACTGATGACGACCGAAGACCACTTCTGGCGGGCGTCCTTGACGTAGGCCTCCAAAATCGAGGCGGGCACGTAATCCACCGCCTGGTGATTCGCAGCGGTCATCGTCACCCGGTATTTCTCGTCGGTGACCGTTGCTAGGGCGTCCTGCCATCCTGGTTCCTTTGTCATGGCCACAGTCATCGGCATTCTCTGGCGTTATCCAGTGACGTCAACGGGAGTCAGGTCCACGAGCCCTCGCCTGGCCCGACCCCATGACTCCCGTTGACAATTAACCACGCCGCCCGCCTCGGATTCAGACGGCGTGGAGCTCAGTTAGGCCATGCACCCACGTAGTCCAGAAGCGCACTTACCGAAACACGCATCGTGGCCTTATTCGCCTCGGGCACGTCAGCCCACGGCTTCCGACTCGCCGGATTGGTATCCCACCCAGCACCAACAGCCGCCGCCTCGTAGGCATCGTGCATGACCTCGCAGCACAATTCGACGTACTGCTCCTTGGTAACGATCACGACAGTTGCTCGCTCTTGTTGTCACCAAGAGTGGTCTGAGGACCACCGGTAACCGTGTAGCGATCCCGGAGCGCCTCTTCAAGCAGCGCGATCTTCTTGTGGCCGACATCCATGGAGATGCCGATCTCCACCATCCTGCGCATCACCACCTCGCCCCACTTCTCGACATTGGCGGTGAACTGGGTCATCGGAAGATCGAAGGCATCCAAGATCCCCTCAGTCGTCAGTGCATCGGCGCTAGCCGTGCTGGGATCATCCTGCTGATCGGCGTCAACGCGCGTTAGCATCCCATTCAGGAACGGATCCAGAGCAGGGTTCATGCATCGTGACTGGTTCTCCTCCCGGTCCACCGTCTTCAGCTTGAACTGCTGTCCCTGACGGTTGGGGCCATAGGACAGCTCACCTTCGACCAGCTGACCAAACCTGTTGGTAATCAGCACCCGCAGATGAATGGTGCCAGGCACCTCGATCAGCCAGATCTCTTCACCCGCACCAGCCTTCAGTCCGGGCTTGACGAACTGAGGCCAGACCCTGCTCGCCGCGGTGTCGGTCTGGTCATCCAGCCTCAGGTTGCGATCGGTGGGAATGCTCATGCCAGATGTCCTTCCACTAGAGCGATGTACTGCTTCACGTTGGCCGTCCCCCAGAAGTCAGGACGCCCCGCCTTTACCCACCCCATCGCACCGGTAATCCCCAGGTTGTAGGCAGCGATGGCGTCGCCCTGCACGTAACTCATGGCCTTGAGGTTGCTGTCGATGAATCCGACGATCCACTTGATCGCCTTGATCGGATCCAGACGGTCATCCACACTCAGGGCAGGATGTGACGGGCCACTAATCTGGCCGATCCCGAGATCATGGGGATCGGCATAACCGACCGCACCGGGGTCGATCATGGACTCCGCGAAGAGGGTGCCCATGGCCAGCCCGTACAGCTGATCGACATGCAGCGCGTTTTGCAGCTTCGCGGCAACCTTGACCACGGGGGCGAACAGAGAATGGCAGGTCTGCGGACCCACCACGCCGTCAACCTCCAGACCGCTCCTCTGCTGGTACGCCTTGACGCTGGCGCCAGTCAATGGGCCGAAGTAACCATCAGCATCGGCGCCGACCAGAAACTGGATCCCCTTGACTGCCATGTAGACGGCATAGACATCGATCGAGCAAGACGTCTGATGCTGAATGGCATAGGCACCCGCCTCACCGGCCTGGCTCGTAGCGATGGTCGGTGTCCGGTAGTACGGACCGCGGCCATTGCCCGATTCGTTGAAGGTGCCACCGAGGCCGCTGTCAGGAAATGCACCGCGTCCATGAGCTGGGTAGGTCAAAGCAAATGTCATCCGAGTCTCCCCTGGCGAGTAGGTGAGGGAAGTCTCGGCACAAGTTCCACAGTTCCGACTCCAGTCATGCCGAAACTCAGAACCTCCTCCCGCGATGGGAGGTAGACGGCGTGAAGCCGTCAACCGTGAAGGTAGGTAGCGTGATGCCCAAAGAGATCATCAACAGCAGGTACTACGGCCAAGAGGTCCCCGCCATCGATGGTGGTTCGCCCATTCGAGTTGAGCCAACACACCTGCACGTCGGGTGGACCAAGGACCGCGAGCATGTCGAGGTCGCGGTAATCAACACGGACATCAAGTCCGAACACCCCGGCGACATGTCACCCGGTTGGTTCATGCAGTTGGACCGCGCTGGCTGCAACAGGGCCATCCGCGCACTTCGTAAGGCCAGGGACGACGCCTTCGGGCACGATGAGTAACCGAACATGACAAGGCCCCGACCTCAGGGAGTCGGGGCCTTGTCAGTCCTGTCAGATTACGGCGTAACCGACGAGTCCACCACCCGGCGAGCTTGCTCCGGGTGATGCACCAGACCGCCGATGTCCTTGCGGGTCCGGTAGTGCCGGTAATCGACCGTGTTCTCGTCCCACGCCTTGACGACGAGGCCGCCATACAAGGCGAACTTGCCGACCGTGCCGCCGAACACCCACAGCTCATTGGCCGGGATGAACGACAGACCAGCGTCGTCGGTGTAGTTGACGACCTGGTTGACGTTGCACGCACGGTAGACGCCCAGGCGTCCCTTTGCGCGGATCTCAGCGGTCGCCTCGGGGTCGAAACCGAGGTTGAAGTCGCTGATCTGGTCGACCATGGAGGCCCGACCGATGACCGTCACAGGCACGGGGCCCATGCCGTTGGGCTTGATCGCGTCCTTGACCTCGCGAATCGCGGTGTCGAGCTGGGACTTGGTGAGCCCAGCGGTGGCGACGTAGTTCGGAGAGGTGGACGGAACCGCAGCCTGAAGCAGGTTGAACATGCGCCGATTGACCTCAGCTTCGAGGCGCTGGCCGCCGAGGGACACGAGGTCCTCGATGGTCTCCGCGAAATTCATCCTGAGCTTGTCGATGTGCTCGCTGACGTGGAAGCCCAGCGTGTCTCGGGGGAGTTCCCACTCCTCAGAGCGCAACTGGCTCTCTTCGATGTAGCCACCACGAGAGGTGTAGAACACCTTGAGGCCCCGGCGCTCGCGCAGGATCACGCGGTCGAACTCGCCGACGTTCTCGACGTTCAAGTAGGTGCTGAACAGGTTCTCGAAGGTGAACTGGTAGTCCAGGATGCTCTCGAGATCCGCTGCGATCTCACGGTGAAAGTCCGGGTTGTCCCATTCGGCACGCGCCCGGTCGTTGAGCTCCTGCTTGGCTGCCTGGTAGGCGTCCATGGACTCCGCGGAGCGGCCCCATGGATCAACAGCTGCCTTTGTCTTGGCCAAGGTCTTGACTGCACTGGTCATTTGTGGTCACTCCTTTCAGTGAACGAGGACGGCTTCGACGTAACCGGTGGTTACGTTGACTTCCGTGACTTGGAGCATGGAGTCAGCGGCACTGGCTCCCTTGATGTACTGAGCGGCGCTCTCGTCCCACTTGAGGAAGTCGAGAATGCCAACATCGGTCAGATCCACCGGGGTTACCGCTGCGATCACGCGGCCATCGGCGCGCGTCTGGGCTCCCGTGTTCTGATACCAGACCTTGGTACCCGGTCCTGCCGTGATCACCGACTGGCAGTTGTTCTTGGCCTCACCGAGGAAGAACGAGTCGAGATGCTGGGCGTCGGGGCCGTAGATCGACCTCCACCAGACCTCTTCTTGAACGAGCAGACCGACGGTGCCACCATCGCCGACCTGACCATCTGCTGCCGCCGTCAGGAAGCCGGGGCTGGCTGGGTCGAAAGCGACCAAGTCCCCGAGACGGAAAGTTCCCGCAACAGGAGTCCTGAGCCGACCCTCCGAGATCCGGGTGCTCTCATCGGAGCGTCGGAACCCAAAGTTGAGTCCATAGTTGGATGCCATTTCGTGGTGCCTCCTTTCAGGCGTGGTTCGTGGATGTCAGAGCGCGGCCAGCACCGATGAGGGCCTTGACCGTTCCCTTGGGGGTACTGGTGGCGGAGTCGCCATGGAAAGCAGCGGACTCGCGAGGAACGGCGACGGAAGCCTTCTGCTTGTCGTCCGCATCGGGCTCAGGTGGATCGGCCGCCGCCTTGACGGGCGTGGCCGCACCGCACTTCTCACACTTGGCGGTGGCGGGATCGGTCTTCGCTCCGCACTTCGCACAGGCTGGCCATGCGGCGATGCCCGCCGCTTTGGCAACCTCACGAAGATCACTGAGGTAGGACTCGAAGCCCTCGTCGTCCATCGCAACGATGCGAGCGGAACGCTCGTCGGTCATCTCGAGATCAGGAGCGGCGTCGGCCACCTTGCCGGTGCGGTCGACACGCCTGAGCTCGCTCGCCTTCTCGTTCTCGATGTCCGTCTTGAAGTCGGTCAGTGCCGTCTCCGCCAGTCCTGCGCGCTCCACTGCAGCCGCCTTCTCCGTCTCCAGGACGTCGATACGGTTGTGCAGCTCCGTCTCCGTCTCGGTGATACGGGTCTGCAGGTCCGAATTCTCGGCCTGCAGAGCGGTGATGCGCTCAGTGGCAGCGGCGGTCTCACGAGCGACGTTGTCCGCAACCAGTGCGTACGCCTCGCCTTCAGTGAAGGTTCGTCCGTCTGTCATCAGCCCTCCTCAGCTATCGCCGGCGAAGAACCGGGTCGACAGGGGGCATCGGCAGAGAAATCGAAATACTTACCCGACAACGGGCGTTGACAGACGACTTATGCGTCCAGATCCAACGACGCCAAAATCTCAGCAACCATCAGTTCAGATTCCGCGGTCGTCATTCCGGTGAAACTGGCAGCCTGACGCTCCACCAAGGCAGCCGCCTGCGGCATCAGCACATGAGCATCGGCATTGGCCCAGCCAGGACGAACCGGAGGGACAATGATCCCGGCCCCACCAAAGACGGGATCAACAAAGCGCCGCGGCATTCCCTCCTTCATGTGCTCGCAACGCTTCGACTGGTCCATGTAGTCGGCGTACGACAACTCCCTGTCGCACGTCAGGCAAGCGACTTCCTTGGAGACACACTCCATCGAAAACCACAGTCGCTGGGCATCCGAGGCTTGAGCGATGATGCGAGTCTCCTGCGGGTAGATGTACGGCCACAAGGCGCCCAGGATGACAATGTGATTGCCGATCCCGTCATCGGGAGCCGACACGTCCAACGGATCAGCTGGCTCGGGAACGTCTGTACCATCCGCCGCCGCCTGAGGGTGAGAGACGACCATCGCACTCGCGGCGATCGCGCCGATCACGTGCTTCTCCTTGTGAAGCCAGTTGATCGGCCCATGAGCCACGGAAGCCTGCCCCAGCTCGAGATCGGCGGTCGACCAGTAGGCCGCATTGCGATTGGGGTGATTGGCCTCGACATAGCGCCCGGCAAGCCAGAGATTGTGAGGGTTGGCATTGCTGGCCGTCTGGAAGGCTGAGGCCACCTCGGATGGCAGAGCCGAAGTCTTGAACGAGGTACTGGCTGGAGCCGCAAAGATCAGTCTCGGGCCCACCTCTGCCACGAACGCCTGCTGGGTGGCCAGCGGATCCCCGTCGTCAGACGCCAAGGTGGCCGGGGTCCAGCCACCGCCGTAGCCGCCGCCATACATATCGGAATTGGACGACGACGGCATGACCCCCGAAGGCAGGCCAACCGCATGGACCCCGTTGTCGATGGTTTGACCGCAGGCCAAGCACTGGATCTGGCTGACCAGCGTCGGGACATTCATCATGTAGGCATGGCTGCGCATCGGCAACTGCGGCGAGGCCGTCTTGTCAGCCGCTATCCGCATCGGCATCTGGATAGGCCGGTGCCGACTGGGGGTGATGTGCACGGTGTCATTGGCAGCCCGATCGCACAGGACGCACTTGGGCAGTTTGTCGGGCCAGACGAAACCATGGATCTGGGAGATGCTCATGTCGTACCACCCTTACTGGGTCGGGTCACAGGTTTCGTCGGGTTCTGGTTCGGCTTACCGCCGCCAGGGGGCCGACCACCACGAGCGCCATGAGGAGCCTGAACCACAGGAGGCACCGGAGTCGTAGTGTCCTTCAGGGCAGGCTTACCCGCTGGGGGAACCTCCGGCTTCCCTTTGTTGGGAGGAGCGCCAGCAGGAGGAGCCTCAAGAGGATGAGGACCCTCAAGAAGGGGATCACCGCCACCACCAGTACCGGGGCTCGAGAACGGGATGCGCGTCTCGAACACGTCGTCGTACCTGAGCTTCTCCATCGAACGACGCATAGCCTCGACATCCTGGTCGAAGCCGAGGTACTCCAGGTAGGACTCCCTGGAGATTTCGTTCATAGTGCGCGCCTGGGCGATGGCGTTGACCACAGCTGCATCCTGGTCGAGCTGGATGTTTGGCGGCGAGAACGTCAGGCTCGGCACAACATCGAACTGACCCGCATTGTCCGGGTGCTCGACCACCGCCTTGGATAGTTCCCTCTCCAGGAAACGCCGCATCATGTGACGGCGGTTTTCCATACCTCGCGCGACCGGTCGACCCATTGCCAGCGCAGTCTTGCTGCTCGCACCGCCGCTGCTCGAAGGAGCGGTCATGGTGTTCAGCACCCGCTGGGCGATCCGGACATCCAAGGTCTCGTACTTGTCCTTGTGCAGCGTGAAGTCCTGCTTGGGCGTGATGATCTCCACGGACAGTCGATGGTCGGAGAAGATCACCGGGAGCTTGGCTAGGGTCTGGTAATTCTCCTTGAGGTTGGTGATCTCTTCGGGGTAAGCCGGGTCGGCCGCGTCACCCTTCTTGACCAAGAGGATGTAGTTGGCGGCCCCGATTAGAGAAACTCGGTCGGCCTCCATGAGCTGCTGCTTCATGTCGAGCAGACGGAAGATCGACTTGAGCCGGACATCGGGGAAGCGCTCATAGTCGGCGCGCGTGAGGCAGTGCCGCTTGACGTAGCGATCGTCCAGCAGAAGAAGTCGCTGAATGTCGATCCGCAGTTGAGTGAGCTCGAGAAGCTCATCCTCATCACGCACCATGTACTGGCCCGAGTAGAACCGGGTCATCAGCTCATCCTGAAGCTCCCCGAGGGTGACGGCGTTGTAGGACCCGATCTCATTACGGGTCGCCTGCCACGCAAAGCGCTCCTGACCGAACGCCAGAAGCCCGACCGGCACGATCTTGGTGGCATCGAGCACGGTGACCGCACGCGGGAACCAGACCTTGAAGGTCTTCTTCTTCTTGTTACCCGCACTGGTCTTACCGCGAACGGTGAAGGTGCCCCAGTCCCACCAGAAGCCGAGATAGCACTGACTGTAGGTGTACTCCTCCTTCCAGATCTGGCGCACGATCTTGTCGAGATTCTGTTCGGCGGCCATCTGGTTGAAGACATCGGTGGTGTCGAAATCGTCGCACTCCCACTTGACCCCCTCCAAGGCCAAGCCCTCGGTGACCTCGCTCATGTTGGCAACAACGTCGTCATCCTTGACGGCGGCCCGCGCGGTCCTCATCTGGTCATACACGTTGTCGCTAGAGACCCACTTGCCGCGCTGGAACATGCTGGAGCGGTTCGTGGCAGCACGCGAATCCTCGACCCACTGCTGCAGTTGATAGGCCACTTCCCGCACACCGCTGCGGGCGCCAGGAACCGTCTCAGTGTCCCCACCCCAGGCGATACTGATCCGCTCGTCAACGCGCTCCATGTGCTCGCTGGTACCGTGCTCTCGCATTAGGTCCCCCGATTCAGATCAAGGTCTTGGCGCATCATGGCGATCCTGGACTGATTGATTTTGTACTGCCGGTCAATCTCGTCCAGTACGGGCTGAACCTGCATGGTCCGCAGTTGGGAGTAGGTGCGGTCGTACTGCTCCAGCAACCGCAGTTCGGTCCAGACTTCAGTGAGACGGGCGCTGTACGCCGACGCCTCCCGGAGCACCTCATCGGGCTGCTTGTTGTACCAGGTCCTGATGGCAGCCTTGATGCCAGCCAACTCGAGGAGCACCTGGGCACGACTGCCAACGGACGTTGGCAGAGGACTGGGCCCACCCTGGGCAAACGCACCCGGCTGACTGGGCTGCAGAGGGGCCATGTCATTGGCCAGCGCCGCCAGCAAAAGCGGGTCAGGTGCAGAGGCTGGCAGGTAGCCAACCTCGTCGTTGCCGGTCACGGTGCTTTTCACAGTGGGTGAACCTTTCTCGTTGGTCGATTTTGTCGGCTTATTGCTGCAGAATCCGCCGTTCTGCTTCATTTTGACCACGAAACGGGCTCAGCTCACGAACTGCTCCAACACCGGCCCGCGGCGACGCTTGGGGGCGAGAGCCGCCTCGATCGACTCCAGCTCCTTGCCCAGGATCATCACCTTGGCGCTGTCTAAGGTGTGATAAGAGCCAGCGCCGAACTTGATCTGAGATCCCGTCTTGGAATCCCCGTCATTGCGGCTGTAGACCACAACCTGGCCCTGGAATTCAGTCAACAATTCCTTGTCGTAGGGCAGTTCAAGCATCTGGGCATCGACATACTCGCGCAGTTTGTCCGTGGCGAACATGATGATGTTCTTCTCGATCATCGCGTCCTCAGGAACCTCCCTGCCCACCAGTGGCCGGTCGTCATACTCCACGGCTCGCTTCTCACTGAAGCCGTAGCCCTTCACTCGGTCACGGATCCCCTTATGAGCCGGATCCTTGTCCATGTGCTGCCACACCGGCAGACCGGCACCCGACTTGTCCATCGACAGGGCCCGCAACCGATCCCCATAGAACCCGAACACCTTGGCGATAACCTTCTCCTGGTCCACCGCCGAGACCCGCATGAGGTGAATCCTGGCGAGCAAACGCAGCAGGTCGACATCCTCGCCATTGCGCTTCGCTTTAGTCACCCCGAAGATCAACAGCTCGCTCGGGTCTCTGGTGAAGCCGATATCCATCCCGGCCCAGTAGGACGAGTAGGACTTGTTCAGGTGACTTAGAGGCAGGTTGATGAAGGACTCGATCGGACGCCGCTCGAGCGACTCACCTTCGACCTTGATGAGCGTGTAGACGTTCTCGTTGTAGTCGGTGGCCCAGGTGGACTCGTTGATCCGCACACAGTTGTGGTTCAACAAAGGTGCATCTCCAGCGAAATATGAAGGGTGCCCAGAAACCGTCAAGTCATAAACTGTGACCTGATCTTCTCCACCACTGAGTCGATCGAAGACCTCACTTCCGCGTTCGTGAACCTCAACACAGTCCACCCTTGCAAACATAGCCATTCGTCGCGAATACGATCCCGCGCCATGGCCCTCTCCGTGAAGTGTTCCGGCCCGTCCACCTCGACGGCAATCTTCATCGACTGATGGGCCAGATCCAGCTGAAACCGAATCAGATCCTCCCCAAGAGCCCCCAAGGGGCTGATCCACAACTCGGGTTGCCACTCGTCGCCCAACGCCCGCCAGAGCACGAACTGATCCATGGGCAACCCGCCCCGCTCGCTCCTGCGCATATGGTGAGACTGCTTGAGAGGTCTGAGCTTTACCTTGCTCGCATACCAGCACACCTTCGAGCAAAAGCGATGCGTCCGACGCAATGGTTGAAACATCACCGAGCAATGAGCGCACGACGCCATCGGCAATCGCGCGTCCGTCTGACGTGCGTTCGCGCACGCCTTGGAGCAGAACTTCACCTTCTTGTCCGCACGATAGAACTCGGTCCCGCAACGCACACAGAACTTCGACACCTTGGTCTGCAATGGCCTGAAGGTCAGACCCGCCCACTTCGAGGAGCAGGTTCGCGAGCAAAACTTCCGGTCCAACTTCGCCATAAAGGTCGTTCCGCACTGGCGGCACACCTTCGGCCCAGTCGCAGGTTGACGGCTGGCGTTCCAGCACTCTTGATTGCAATAGTGATAGCTGTTCTTCCCCTCCAAAAGCTTCCCGCAATAACGGCATTCCATCTCGCGATGTGGGTTGGCTTCCCGCTTCTGTCGAGCCGCACATTCCCGCGAGCATGTCGTCCGTTGCGGAACTAGGATCTCCTTGCTGCACATGGGGCACGCCCCATAGGTCCTGTGACCAGCCGTTCGGCATTCCGTACTGCAGTACTTCGCCACCCAGCGAGACTGAAACAGAGTCCCGCAGGTCTGACACACCTGCGAGGGACGCTCCACTCGCCTCGCCATCCCCGCGCATTTTCGTGAACAGTATTTGAGCTGACTTGGTAAGGTCAGCGTCTTGCCACAGACCTCGCAAGCCTTCAAGGGTGAAGATCCGATCCCCTGGCTGGAGTCGATCGGCATGGCGCCAACCGTGGTCGGTAAAGAAGGGGTGCTCCGGGGTGCAGTATTCGTCATGGCCATCAAGTCCGATCACGAGGATATGGTCACGCCTGCTCGGGATCACGTCAGTGACGGTTCCAGTGCCGATCGCGTTGAGGACACTATCACCAACTCGTATGTTCTCAACAGACGTAGCGCGAACCTGACCATCTACTTCTTGATAGATAGACGTGCCGGGAGTTCGACAGGCCATGAGTCGAGCCAGCACGAACACCCGGTTACTGACATCCCCGGCCTCGCCGTAGATATTGCGTTTGTAGTCCGGGTTGTCTCGCGACCCTCCATAGATCGCGATCTTTTGCCTACGCTCCTCCGGGGACCATGTGGGCCGGTACATGGCGGGGTAATGATGGACGAAGAACGGCAGATCAGCGTCCCCAGAGGTGACCCGGTGGTACATATCCCGGACCCCATTACTCACGCCGTGAGCACGCCACTGGGCCCCTGGGATGCCGTGCTTCATCGTCTCGATGAGTTCGACCCAGCCTGCCTGAACGTAATCCTGACCCTCGTCGAGCTCAAGAATCAAAGGGTGCTGGTTGTGGCTAATGAGCCCGTCAGCCAGATAGGAGTGATCATCCTTGACGTGCAAGTCGTAAACCATCTGCGGCTCAGCAGGCATGATCGAGCGAACCCGCATCCACTGCTGATGCTTTTCCATAACAGCTTGATTCTTGGAGCCACTGAGCGTGACCCGGTGGGCCCGCATCGGCTTGACCTTCAGGGCCCGACCACAGATATGAGTGACATCCGGATCGACCCAGCTATATGACCCGGCCCAGCCCAGTGACTGACCCAGTAGACGAAGTCCGATCGCCAGTTCCTTGGAGGCGCTACTGAACGTCCAGCGCTGCTTCTGCTCATCCCACCAGCCATCACCACTGAGATAGCCCTCAAGAAAGGCCCTACGGTGCTCCTCGGAAGCCCCAAGCAACCACGTCGGGATGCACTTGCCATCAGAGTGCTGGCCGAACTCATCCCGCCATATCCTGGCAAGATCAGTACTACAGAAGCCCGTCTGGATGGAGCCATTGTCGCGAACGACCACAGCTGCTGGATGCAAACCTGCGTTTGCAACGCGCGTTGTTAGGTCGACGACCTCGTGAGCCTCGGCGACAATCATCACGCGGCGCGGCACGCGCCTCTCTGCGCCTGACTTCATCATCTGGAACATGAGGTGGCCATCAGCGACATACCGCCCGGCCAGCCATAGCAACTCCGGCGTAGCCCACACGGGCGTGATCTCCGGCTCGAACTGGGTAGGCGAGCCAAAGTAGAACCGGGTATCCGGCTCCTCGGCAGGAATGAGGAACTGCGACTGAGCAAGATCCCGCTTCTGCTTGGGCCCATTCAGAGCCCTACGGGCAAGCATCCGGTGATTGGCGCTCATCACGAGACCACGATGACCACCGCCATTGACGGTAACGACCTCTGGATTGAAGTAGGAGACGACGTGCTCCACCGGACGCCAGCGACCCATATGAGTGAACACCTCGTCACCGACATGGATATCCTCGACCTTCACCTGTCCACGACGGGTCAGGATGAGGGCTCCGGCGCCAATGCTGCCTTTCACTCCACGTCCATCGTGGTTCGGCAGACGCCCCATAATCCTTGAGCTGTTCATGAAAGTGGCCTGAAACTGGGGCTGGTGCTTAATCCCACCGCCTTTCTGGGGTGGCAGCATTTCCCGCAGTAGGCGGTACTCATTGAACCGTTCCTCCACCTTGTCCACGATCGGACTGAGGTGGTTGAGTTCGGGCGCAGTGATCAGCATCTCCTGGCCAGGGAAGTTGAACGGGAAGGCACACGCCCGCATGATGATGCCCACGGACTTACCCAGAGCTCGCGCCATCTTGTCGGCCTGATAGGTGTTCTCATTCCAGTAAAGCGAGTACTGGAAGTCCCAGAGTCGATACCTACGGTGGGCCCGACCTGGCGTGTCATCAGTCCAGATCATCTCCGCCAGATCGATACCCGAGGGATCATCCAGCAGGGCCGCCAGATACATCTCCTCGTCGTCCAACGCCATAATGGCTGGCATCAGAAGCCCCGCAGACGATTACCGGCCCAGATGCGAGCCTTGGTCCAAACAGAGAGCTTCCGCGTCCTGTACCCGCACCGCGCGCACTCATTGGGGCCATAGACGTCGTCGTAGACGTGATGACCAGGACGTTCGTCAGTACCCAAGCAGATGGATGCGAACAAGCCTTCGATCCGCTCGACGGGACGCCTGCCGCCAGTCAAATTCCAGAAGGGCTCGACACTCATGGATGCAACTGCTTCAGGAGGGTGATCGACAGATTCGGCTGGGCCTCCAGAGCCACAGCCACGAGATCCTCAAGGATCATGATCCGCCACTCCAGGAAGTAGGCGGGATGGACATCGCCAGCCTTGGCAATGGCCTCAAGAATCTGACGGGTCAAGTACTTCGGCTCCTTGGCACACCGGGAGAGCTGACGGTGGTCGATACCCGAACGAATGGCGAACTGGCGCAGCCCGCGCGGCCCGCGCAGTTCCGTAAACGCCTGCGGAAAGGTGAGCACAGAGAACCGCGGGGTCATGATCGACCAGAGCTCATCGAGATTCCCATTGATATGTGACTTACGCCGCCCGCCGGCGGGGTTGGCGATCCCTCTCCTCTTGTCGTCCTCGCTGCGATAGACCCGGTAGAGATCCCCGAGCATCTGAGTCAGTACGTCCGGATGGTCAAGATAATGCTGGGCCCACTCCAGCGACCCGTACTCTTCGGGTTTGGCCAGCAAACGCACCGCCGTCCAGTTGGCACTGTTGGCCTTGACAGGTGCAACGCGAGGACTGATAGCGGCTGCCCGATCTGCCCGATCTGCCATCACAGATCACTCCAGTAACGCTGTTGGTTCTGCACAAAGTACGCATCGACCTTGTCGAACTCTGGCCGCATGATGGTCCTGATCCAGTCCACGATGTCGACCTCGGTCTCGAATCCGATCTTGGTCTTCTCCGCCTCATCGGAGCGATCGAAGGCGCCGATGATGGCAAACAACTGCTGACAGAGAGTGATGCCGGTCGCCAGCTGTTTTTCTCGATGTACCCCGAACTCCTTGGCGCGCATCTTGAGCTGGGTGATGTAGGTGCCCACATCGGAAAACTGAGACTTCTCCCGCTGGGTCTTGGTCATCCCCAGGTCGTTCTTGATGGTCGAGATGATCGCGCTGTTCTCCTTGAGCGCCTTGCGGCAGTCAGCCTCACGCGCGTCGGACAACTGCATCCCGTCGTAGTTCACACCACTGCCCAGCCATGAGGTCGCCCGGTAAATCAACAGCTCAAGGAATACCAACCGGTCAAGGTCGAGCAGGTCGGAGGTGTTGGTGAACTTGTTCTCGGAGAAGTAGCGCTTAGCCTGCCCCTCATAGAACACCCGCTCGCCATCGCCAAGAACGGAGATGGTCTGGCCCGAGAGGGTCTTGACCTCTATCGGGACAATGGGCGCCGGTAAGTTAGCAGTCGCCGCAACCGTGGCCGCAGACAGGCCATGAGGAGTGATGGTCACGCTTCTAGTATTCGGCACGACCCGGACAAGAACTGGCGCAAACCGCGCGCCACTTTCAAAAGGCTAGGAGAGTCCACTGTCGCCACATCGGCGACGATTCACCAGATAATTGCGTCCAATGCGCGCAGATGCTTCTTGGGTAAGCCCAACTCGCACTCCCCTAGATGCTGCAGACCCAACTGACGCAGCCACCAGGCATCCACCTGGTTGTCGTCCCTGATGTCGATCCCCGTACGCTTGAAGGTCTCCATGCGCATATCAGGCTTAGTAGCATTGCCGCTGCCGGTGGCGAACATCTTGAGGCCCGCCGGCGTCACGATCACATACCTGATCCCACCCATAACCAGCGCGAGCCGCACGGCCCCCTGGGACATCCCGGTTATACCTGCAGCCTGTGCGTGTTTGGGCAGGTCCTCAATCATCACGAGGACGGGATTCAGCGCCACGACATCGAGCATGGCATCGAAGATGATCTCCAGACGCCTGTCCCCCACCTTGGAGAGGCCACCGACTGTCCGCATCCAGTCAGGGGTGGCGATACCCGTACCAGTCATGGAGGGGTCTATACCAGCGACTACGGACATAGATCTTCCCTGGTTGCGATGTAGTCCTTGACGGCCGTCTCTGCCTCGGCGCGAGTGTCGAACATCCCAAGTTCCACATTGTCGCCAGGGGTGCTCTTGCCATACCCCAGAGCGCACCAGTGAGTAGGAGTGTGACTGCCGAACGGCTGTGGACTCACAGCACCAGCACTCTTGCCATCAAAACGCCAAAGCCAATAGGACGTGTGACGTCGATCCTGCGGGCTGCGAACTCGCTCAACGCTCACCCGACTAGACCTCATCGGAACCCTCCTCATTGACAGCGGTCTCAACGTCAGCCGACGCCATCAGTTCGATGACCTCGGTGTTATAGCCCTTGAGCGTCAACTCCTCTGACACCTCTGATGCACGATCCCGAGACCGGAACGGCCCGCACGCGATAGAGGTGTCAACGAAGGGACTGATACCCACAACAACGAGAGTCATCAGTCGAGCCACCGTTCGAGCATCCCCTGCACGGCATCGATCTGGCCAGCTGCCGCATTGAGCTGATCCAGCACGCCATCACGCCAACGCAGAATGTTCTGGTAACTGCGAATGAAGGTCGCCAACTGCTCGGGGCTGGGTGGATTCGCGGTGGAATACTGGCGCATCTGCTGCGCCAGCTTCTCGGTGGCGATCTTTATCCGCCCGAAGTCAGCGATATTGGCGGTCTTGGCCTTCACGGCATCTGACATATCGCTCTCTTCGGTGATGTTGGGAGTGCGGACCTCGTGGCCACCATCCAGATACTGAGTCTCGACCCGCTGGACCCACTTACCTGACATCTGGAACCTCTGGGAGTCCACCGCCAGGGGCACGCGCTGCACGAGAAGGCGATCGAAATCATGTTGCGGCAGAATAGTGGTGACGGTGGCCTTAACCATGAGGGAACCGCAGAGTGCGCGACATCTTGCCGTCCACGAACTCGATCTTGCCATCCCTGCGCAGTCGCTTGAGGTGGTAGCCAATACCGTTGCGATACATCCCCACAGAGCTGGCGATCTCGTCGATGAGCGGCATGTAGCCATGCTCCTTCTCGAACTTCACCATGAACGCCAGGACCCGCTCGCGAGCGAGGTCGCCCTCAACGGTATGTCCACCGGCTGGCATCGGCATGTCGATCTCCATCTCTTGATCTATTGTCTCACTGCCAATTATACGCACACTAGGACGACAGGGTCAATGCCTGCCGCACTGCCAATTCCACCACGACTATGCCACCATCACGACTGCGCCGATGCGCCGACCTGCGCCGGCAGCTGCGCCGGCGAAGTGACATTCTGGCAACGCACGTTGATGGACGAGTCTCCAGCGGCCTGGACGCGCAAATAACGGACGCGCAAATAACGCAGCGTTGAACGCGCGTTAGGATCTCTGGACGAGTGGCGAGGAGATTCTGGACGAGTGGCGAGGAGATTCTCGTCGTGCCGCGGTCGTGGCCGCGAATGGATCTTCGTCTTCGTCAGGACCCGGTGGCGAGACACAGGTGTGGTCAAAGAGAAGAAGAAGGAAAGTCATGCTGGGAGAAGAAGTGAACCTCCGGTGGCGCCTCAATCGTCGGCGTGGCTAGCCTAGTAGTGCGAATTTCAAAAAGTCAAGCGCAAGCCGACTGCTGAGCCCAGAAGATTTTAGATGTCTTCCCGTATCAGCTCTGGATGACTGGAATCAGAACAGCCACAACCCAAAACAGCAGTCCAAGACCGATGAAGCTAACCTGCGCCTTGACCTTGATGACCTCAGCAAGGAAGCAGACTGCCGCCAGGATGAGCAAAACGATCACAAGGGTATACATCAGTTCTCCGGACGGTTCTGGATGGGAGGAACCCCTTCGGGGCCCTCCTGGATAGGCATGGGAGCCTCGTCAAGGATTGTGGTGATCTCCGGATACTGCGCGGGAGCGTGCTCCTCGATCTCGACCTCCTCAGGAGCTTCCTTGGGAGCTTCGCCGCCACAAGAACAGGCAGCTGGCACCAGAGAGCCATAGGGCGTCAACTCGAGCTCACGACGCTTGCCGCAGACCGAACAGTCGACTGCACCGAAGTCAGCGCCAGTCTCGTGGGGTTGGGTTAGGTCAGTCATGAATTGACTCCGTGAGTTGTCTTGGCAGGCGCTGGAACGGGATCGCCCGTGGTGTTGGTGGCGGCTGGTGTCGCAGAGGTGCCAACCGTGCCGTTGTCGGTGTAGGTCAGACCGGTGACCGTGGCGATGCAGTGATTCTCGGTAGCCGTCACGACACCTCGGTAGACCTTGTAGGCCGCCTTGTGGGGCACTGCGGTCCACGACAGTACCTGGCTGTCATGCAGGATCAATGAAGCGGTGACCTCGTTGGACTTGACCTCTCCGCCGAACTCGTCCACAACAGTGACCACCCAGAAGTAGTTGCCTGCAACGAAGAGGCCACCAGGGAAGGTGTTGTTGGTCGTGAACAGCGCACGAGGACCAGCCGTGTCGAAGGTGACCGTAAATGGCCCGCCAGCATCACCGGCCACGGTGACACCAGGGAAGCCTGCCAGCGCATTCAGCGCGGCCTCGACATCCACAGCCGTGACATCAATGGCCAGCTCGGCGGTAGTCACTCCACCGAAGCTCAGGTCCCATGTCCCACTGGGAGGCGGTCCCGTGATCGTCACGGACTGCTCGGCGATCACCGCGGCCACTCCCGGTGTCCGGGTAGCGGCAGTGACTTCAGGGGTCGTTCCGCCACTCAAAGAGACACCGCTGGCGGTGACTTGGGCAACGTTGGTGGCAGCCAATGCGCCACCGAACGTCAAGGTATAGGCGCCGGGGGTGCCGGTGACCGCTACCTTGTCGGGAGTCAGATTCGACAGTGCCTGCAATGCGGTCTGGACGTCGGCAGTGCTGGCGTCGAAAGCCAGTGCCCCGGTGGTCTGACCGGCGTAGGTGACAGTGAAGGTGCCACCGCGAGCCAGCGCCACCGTGACGGTCTGAATTTCATCAACCGGCACTACGCCCGTGTTGACCGGGGCGATGATGACATCAGAACTCGTGCCACCCGTAAGTCCGCCACCATTGGCAGTGATGGCTGTCTGTGGGGCCGAACTGAGGGTTCCGCCGAAAGTCAGGGTGAAGGCAGGGTTGCTACCCGATGCCACGATATTGCCGGCGCCGATACTGGACAGCAGTTCCAGTGCCGCCGTCACCGCTGGTCCGTCAGCGCTGAAAGCGATCGGAGCGGTGGTCTGTCCACCGAAACTGAGGGTGAAATCACCGCCGTCAGGGATACCGGTGATCGTGGCGGACTGGACTTCGTCTTCTGCCGAAACTCCACCACGGGAAGTGTCCGGAGTCACTGTTGGGGTCTGGAGGGTCAGGGAAGACGTTGCGGTGACCTGGGCGACATCACCGGTCAATGCCCCACTGAAGGTCAGGATGTAGGCGCCAGGATCCCCGGTGACCACGACATCTCCGGGAGCGACGTTGTTCAGAGCGACCAGAGCCGCTTGCAGATCCGCTGTGTTCACCGTTGGAGCCAGAGCTCCGGTGGTCTGGCCAGCGTAGGTGAGGGTGAAGGTGCCACCATCTGCGTCGCCAGTGACGGTCACCGTCTGCACTTCGGGGGCTGCGGTGACTCCAGTTCGCACGCTGGCCACCGTGACCACACCGACGCCATTGATGACGGCACCCTTGGTCAGTACAGGAGCAGTCAGGATCACCCCCCGATGCCCGTCGTACTTGATCCCCTTCTGAGGGAAGGCGATCGGGTCGAAGCGTTGACGCAGCGTGCCGTCAGCAACGGTGGTCGGCGAGATCGTCTCGTCCTGAAACTGATTCGCGTGCTCAGCCTGAACGTAGGTGTGCTTGGTCAGCGCCATCGCCGACCTCCTTTCTCCGAGGTCTCCTATCGGCCAATTGCCCTTGGATCTACGCCTAACGCGCGTTGACAGGAACTGGCGCACGATCTGCGCCAGCTCTTCGGATTATCAGACCGATAGTTCAATCCTGTATGGCCCGACATTGAGGGCATGGTGCTCATGGCCATTTGCCCCGTGGATGGCACGCCGATGCCTGCCTTCTGGCCAGGCACGAAGAAGAAACTGCGCTACTACTGCTCTGAGCACTGCCGGAGCAAAGGAACGATGCAGCTTCGACTGGAGCGAGAGCAAGCCGACATGGACGAGATTGCGGTGGAGCGTCTTGTCCAAGGTGATCACTCGATCGTCTCTACTCAGGCTGAGCGCATGGAAGCGGCGCTTCGCCTGTCCCGTCATGTCGATACCGGACTAAACGCGGCTGGTCACTATCGAGGTGGTCGGTGGGGTGTCGTCTCGGTCAACCCCACTGCGCTGATGACAGCCACCGAGATAGGTAATCGGATCGGAGTTTCAGCTTCGACCGCGGCTAGGTACCTGCGGTTGCTTGCCGAGCCTCGATCAATCCTGACCGCAGAGCAGGCCAGGACCAAGGCTGAGCACCTATTCGCTCGCTGTCTGCACCGTATGACGCTGGTCGGCTGGTACGTCGAAGGGAGCAGATGATGACGAATCAACCTGCAGACATTGGATGGTTCGCTGGCTTGGACAAGGTTGAGGATGTGTTCTATCCGGCCCTGGCGACCAAGGCGCACGTCTTGGTCTTGCCCTTGAAATTTGGTACTCGAGCGGAGTGTGATCTCTTCCTCGCCACGCACGTTCTGGGCAAGGACCGGATCAGCACTGACGAGATCCTGGCCATCGAGATCCCGAAATGAGCGAGGTCAAGAAGGCGCTTCTGGCCGTAGCCAGCGGTCTGATGTCCGGCCTGGTCCTCGTGCTGGTCCTGAGCCGGGTGCTCGCATGAGTGACGGGAACGATGTCGTCTATTGGTTCGATGGCAAGCATTGGACGCACGGCTCGGCGCCGGTCCCCGACTGCCCTGGTCCACCGAAGCCAGGCGGGGTCATCTACTGCGGGCTGAACACCTGGTGGATCTCTGATCCTGGTCCCGAAGGCTACAAACTGACCTCACACGGCGAGAACACGCCTACCTTTGAGCCACCACCTTCGGCACCGCTGTTCACTGAGGCGACCCTAGTGAACGGGTGGGTCAACTTCGGGTCTGGATTCGACACGGCCGGGTTCAGGCGGCACACCGATGGGACCACCGAGCTCAAGGGGACTGTCTGCCTGGGCAAGATAGCTGTGGCTGTATTCGTCCTTCCTCCGAAGCTTGCGCCAATTCTCCAGCAGCAACGACTGGTCCTGTCCGGCACCGGGGCGGCTCGGGTGGATGTCGGCAAGTCGGGCTCAGTCATCGTCCAGCTCTACCAGGGCACTGGCAGCAATGGGCGCGTGGACCTTGGTGGCTATCGGTTCCCAGCTGTTCCGTGAAGGTTTCCCGTGAAACACGAAGTTCCCAGCCGTATGCAAGAGCAATGACTGGGAACCACGTGCCTGCGACGGACCTTGCAGAGGACGCAAGCGTCTTGGAGGTGCCGGAGTCAGTGGGTTCATCCTACGCGCAACTCCAGTTGGAAGCACCCGATCTGAGATAACCGTCCGTCAACGCGCGTTCAACCGCCGGCGGGCGTGTTGTTCATGCGAGCACGACTCCAAAAAAGCAGAAGGTGATGATCAGCAATGCCAACAGCAGGATGAACGGGTCATATTCAAGCAATCTCTTCACGATTTTCTCTGCCCCCATCTTCTGGCGTCCATCAGTGCTCTCTCGTGATCGGCGTTACGTTCAGCTACGACCTTCTCGTGACACCAGTCCGCGAAGGGGCGTTCAGCCGCCTGTCTCACCGCGTCTGCCAGGTTCCAAGCCCGCTCGGTGACCGTGAATGGTATGGCGATATCATCCATGTTCGGGCTAGCGGTTGCTCCGCGCACCGTGACGGTGATCGTGAAGATGTGCTTGCCTCCATCGTCCTGATGGCGATCAGGGACCGGCTCAGGGATTAGCGTCTGGGACTTGTCGGCATCCCTCCATGACTGCTCCGTGTGACCCTGCCAGCCCTCCACGACCGCCGTGCCATGCACAGGACAAGAAGGGCTCGTACTTACTCGCACCCGGCCCTTGCCCATCGAGACTCCATGGAGCCTGCCCAGTTCCTTGATCTCAAACGGGCAGATGCATCCTGCCCACGGGTCACTCATGGAGATCCTCACAGTGCATCGCGATGGTGAACCTTGCATATCCACATTGGCTCACCGCAGATTGAGGTCCCAATCTTCTGAGCGCAGCCCAGTTGCTTATGCCGCCACTGGAAGCGCAGAAGGAATCGGTACCAGCGCAACCTCATGGCTTGGCAAGGATCTTGGCCACGATAGTCCTGTCGACACGTCCGGTGAGGATGGCGATGGCACCACCAATATCGTTGCGCGCCATCGCCAAGTGAGCGCCGCGGAGCGCCTCGTCGTCGGAGAGCATCTTGTATCCATCGGTGTAGCCAGGGTGATCCTGGATACGATCGTTCATTCGGACCACCTGGGGATGAGAGTAAGGATCGAACGGGAAGGGCGGGCTGCCTTGGCCACAGCAAGCGCGATGCAATCCGGGCATAACACGTCAGTAATCGCTCGCTTGCTCAGCTCGTCCATCAACTCGACATCTGTCAGATCCTCAAGGGCCAACGGGTATCTCCAGCTATCTCGTCAGGGCGGCCATCAACTGCGCGCCAACGTACTCGGCATAAAGGGGCGGCACCGCCTCGGCGATCTCCTTGCGAACGTCGGTCCAGTCGATGCCCATTGCGGACTGCCACTGGGCGACCGTTCCCTTGCCACCGCCATCACCATAGACCGCGAAGTAGGGTCCAGTGAACCACTGTCCATGCCTCATGCCCGCCACTCGACCACGATGGGCCCGGTGAGCAGGCTGAATGACAGGGAAGCCCTCAATCTCGAAATATCGGTGACGAATCACACTGAGCTCGAACATCTCCCCACAGAGGGTGAGGTCGCGGCGCAGGTCGGAGCCCTGCACGTTCTCCATAATGGTCGGCAGGCCGGTGGCAGCCAGAGCGGCGCGAGTGGCTGGGATGAGTTGCTGGTACTGCCTGCCAGCGTTGGTGCCGGTGGTCAGATTACAGCTGGCCTGGCAGGGTGGAGAACCAGCAACGGCGTCAAACTCTCGCCAGTGTGCGGCCAGGTAGTCGAGAGCGTCACCTCGACGGGCTCGATCGCAGTCACCCGTGCGTACTCGTCACCGGTAGCGGCCACCACCACCACGGCATAGCCGACCATCAGCAACTCGATCTCCCGATCAGTGAAGCTGAGCATGACCGTCCCCTGCGCCGGGATCATACTGAGGATGGTTCCGACTTTCGGGATCAATGCCCGCTCGCGTCCTGGTTCACGGGGTTCAGTTCAATGCCACCGAATACGGCAGTACGAACGTCTGCGGGGTCGACGTATCCCTCTGGCGGAGCCTCGAACGGCGCACTGGTCACCAGGACGGGGTTCCTGGCCAGATATGAGCACTCAGCCACCAGCTTCTCGCGCGCAGCGAGCAGGGTAGCGACCTCCGCCCTGGCCTTGACGATCCGTAGGTCCATGTTGAAGAGTTTGCTCTTGGCCATGTCAAGGGCGGCTTGAGCCTTGTCTGCTGCGGTCTTGCGAACTCTCTTGATGGGTGCCGGTGTGTCTGTCTCTTGCTCTGGTTGCGTCATGTGGATCATCCAACCACGCCGCACCTACCAATTCGAGGTATTGTCAGCGTGTCAATCGAAACATCGATCTTGGAGGGGTGTATGGCCAAGGTAAAGATCAAGAAGCGGATCTGCGAGCGGTGCCCGGTCGGCAGGGAGCAGCCCGCTACCCGTGTGGAAACCATCAGCCTAGGTAGTACTCGATGGCGGCTCGAACTCTGCGAGAACTGCGGCAGGCGACTGGAGCAAGACATGTGGTCGTGGGGGCGCCTCGGTAAACCGCTGGACAACGAAGAGTCCAGGCCATTCGGCACCTACGACATCGCTGGTCAGCGCCGGGCCGCCGAACTACGCTCCGTGCAAGTCAACGCCGAGCGCCCCAAGCGGCCAGACACTCCGGAGGAGAGTATTGACCTCGGTCCCGGTAGACGTTGGGTATTCAGTGCGAACGCCATGGAACGATTAGACGAATTCCACATCCGTGCCGTAGATGTCCTACGCGCAGCCGATGATCCCTTCGACATACGAGACGCCAATATCGATGACGGCATTCTTGCCACCTTAGCCGGACATTCCAAGGTCTATGAAGGTCATGGAGTGAAGTTTGTCGTCGACCTGAAAAGCAACCAGATTCTCACCGTAGCCAAATCAACAAGCGAAAAGGATAGTAATGACCACAATGGAAGCAGAAGTGAGCACTACCGAGTTGGCTGATCTGAGTGAATCAGATCTAGTTGAAGCAACCGGGAGTCGACGCCCCGAGGTCGAAGATGAGTTGACCAACAGGTACCACGTCAAGTGGACCTATCACACCGATG